GGTTAGGGGAATAATCTGCACCTTGTCAGGGTGGCCTTCGGGAAGGCTGCAATCTACAACTAGGCGTGTTGGTCTGTCTGTCATGTTTTTATTCTACCTGTCTTTTAGCTAACGACTACTCCACCGCTTGAACCCTTAGTAATGCCGTAGAGGGTTGCGGAGCTGTATTGCTGCCAAGTTCCACCAGCAGCCGAATCCAATGTCACAGTTGTAATTGCTGCGGTATTTGACCATAAGGCAGAACCAATAAGAGCATAAGCTTCTGTTGCATTATTTTCGCTGACGCTATCTATCGAGACCAACTTATTGGCAGAGCCTGAATAATTTGGAATATAAATCAAAACATTAGCAAAAGTGTTTGCTGTTGAAGTGTTGCCATTTATCAAACCATTTTCTATGTATGAAGAAGTGCTTTGAGCATTGTTTGAAACGCCACTTCCAGTTCCATACAATCTTGTGCTTGAATAATTAGCAGCATTGCCGTTGAATGCAATAGTAAGCCAATCCCAAATGTTTCCTTGATTCCCCCTGACGCAAAGCAATATTGCCAAATCTGTAAAGCTACCGCTTATTGAACCGAACTCGATGTTTGCAGCTCCGCCCGAACCAACCTCGGTGTGTGCAATAACCGTCCAAGCACTCATATCTAGCTCACTATTCCGTAAAGGGCAATCGTAACCCCTGCACTCATGCTTCCAGAAAAGTTAAAAACAGTCACAGTATTTACTGCATTTGTGTTTGCCCATCTTGCGGCGTGCATAATTGTAGACCTGCCTGAAACTGATGCTTCTATGTTCCCACGACTAAGAATTGTTTTGTGTTTGTCTGTTGCTGAGTAGTCCATGATGTTGCAGATAAACATATGCGGATTGCCAGTCCATGCAAAGTTAGATAGTGCAATAGATGTGCCAGTTTCAGCGTAACTACTTGCATTTTGAGTAAATACCTGTGAATAGTTTGAGCCTGAATCGCTGTTTAATCTTACTCCGACAGAAGTTGAATCACCATTCCAAACTAAAACTAAGTCTCGGTAGGTTGCAGGGATAGAAGTAAAAGCAACTGAGTTATCAGTTCCAGTTAGAGTGATGTTAGCCAAAGCAATATAAGTAGCAGTAGGCACTAGCTAGACCTCATTCCATATAGGGAGAAGCGAGAGCCAGTCACAAAGTCACCAATGACATCCAGCTTAAGTGAAGTTAAGGCTGCTGTATTTCTCCACAATCCACTTTCAAGGGCAACCTGTCTATCACTTTCACCCTGACCTAAAAACATTCTCGTAGTGGTGAATTTTGTTGTCTCGAAGGGGTCGAGTATGTCCATAATAAAGGCTGTGAATTTGTTTGCAGTTGCATTATTAGCAGCGTAATAACTGATATAAGGAACAGCATCGTAGAAGCTACTAACGACCGAGCCGCTACCCGCTAAACCATGGCTGTTGTAATTACCGCCAGCAAGCACCTCATCCCCATTGAAGAAAAATGTTCCCAAGTCTGCTGTCTGACCAGACCTGTTTGTTCTTGCAACAACCCTCAGCTGTAAATGCTGATAGGTGCTTCCATAAGATGAATTCAGGTTAGAAAAAGTAATAGTTGCCTGATTGCTAGTAAGTATTTGAGATTCTAGTAACTCATAAGCATTACCAGCAGCACCGCCACCGCCTCCTGCTCCCGCAACAGCAAGAACTCCTAAAGGAATAGGCATTATGCAGTTATCTTTCCAACTACTCGGTAGGTGTTAGCTGCAACCTTTTGAACAGTTGCAGCATTGTAGGTCTGGTCAATCTTGAAGGTGACAGCTGTTCCCGCTGTCCCGGCCCCAGCCCAGTCGGTCACACCTGTTCCTGCGGCGATGGTTACAGTTCCGCCAGTATTACGCCAGATTGTCAGGGTGTCCCAAGTGTTTAGAACATCGGGGACTGTAATCGTCACAGCCGAAGTTCCGTTGACGAAGATTGTTCCGTTATCGAGTGCGGAAGTCGCAGTCATGGAGGTTGTGGTTGTAGTTCCACCAAAGGCAACCTGATTGCCATTGATTGTTCCGCCAAAGGTCGAAACAGGATAGACCTGCTCCCAGAAAGTCGTAAAGACTTCAATGCGGTTGTTGTCGCTTAGATAAGAGACCATTCCTTCGGTCGCTGTGCCGATGGCTGAGCCTCTAGCGGCTGAACCTGCAAAGACCATGACTGCTTGGTCTTGTAGGTAATCCTGAACATTCGCAGCGGTTAGAACCTCACCTGCGGTAAATACTTTACGGCCTAAACCTGCCATTTTTCTCCTATTAGAAGGCTAACGCGTTGCCTGCGTCTAGCTTACCAAACTGAGCGTCATCCAAGACGAACAGCGCAAAATCAAGTGTCGAGAAGCCTAGAGACATGACATGGTTCTCAAGGTCAACCGAGTTGTCAATGCGGATTACCTCAGCGTATTTAGAGATTGCTGGGGGTATTCCATTAGGGGTGAATTTGATTTCTACAACATCACCAATCTCAAGCCCCAAGAGGTCGGCCTGTTGCGACAGGCTCAGCTCGTCAAGCAGAATGTCAACCGACTCAAAGCGATATTCGGGTGCTGCGTATTTCTGTGCGTAGAAGTCTGCTAGGTCGGCAAGGTCTCCGTCATCATTTATTAACAGCCCGGTTCGAGTCAGGTTGAAGATTCCGTATTCTTCAATTGAGTCAAGGTCAAGTGCTTGCACCTCTGTCGAGGTGATTTCTGACGAAACGACAATCTCATTAGCTAGAAGCTCCGAGCCGTATTGCACCCTAAGAGACTGATAAGCAATACCTGTGCCGTCATCGGCAAGAGTAATACCACCAGAAGTCGGTGCTGCAATTCTGTCGCGGAAGATTACATCTCCAGCCTTACCGATAAAGAACGCACCGGGTTCGCTTTGCTCGATGAGTCGCAGGTAGGTCAGAGCGTTTGTGTTGTCTGCGATTGTGTCTGCGCCTAGCGTCATTTGACCTGTGTCAATGTCGCGTGAGGTAATAGGCCAGTTAATCTCAGGTAGAGAAAGAATTGTGTTTATTCTTTCCCCTGACTTCTGGACTGAGTTTGTTCTTGTGGCAATGGTCTGAGTGGCGAATGAGGATGTCGCATCCGAGCAAGCTGCCGATGCAACAGAATCGCCGTTTGGTTCGTAGCTTAGATTCCAGTCATCTATCAGCCCAAAGAATTGAACTACCCCGCCCGATGAAATCCTGATTTGACGCTTAGGAATAATCTGACCAAAGTAGGGTGACAGAGAGTATTCGGGGTCAAAGGTTCGGTCGTTGTTATTGAAGACAACATTGGCAAGACCTGAGTCGAACTGGTCGAGCTGCCTGTTCTTACCTCGCTGGATTGCAACCGATTGAACTAGGTTTGTTACATCATAGAAAAGCGTTCCACCCAAGGTAAAGTCAACATTGTCTAGGACACCCTGCACCGGGTCATTGAGGCGAAAGAACGGACCAGAGCCAGTTTCGGTTAGGTCAAAACCAATCTCGACTTTTTGACTTGGCTTAGCCAACCGGACTCACCACCACTTGACCACCGCTTTGAACATACTTAGTAATTGTGTTACCCAAAGTCTTACCAACCATTGCCAAAGACTGTGTTGAATCGGTCTTGACATTTATGTTTATGGTTGTGCCAACCGCGCCCGCACCAAGACCCTGTATTAGACCAACCTGACTGCGCAATTGGTTTCTTAGATTGACTGCACTCATCGCCTCGGCAGTTCTGCCTGCAATAGCAGCCTCGTTTGCAAAAGTGTTAGCAGCGGCAATTCTTTCTTGCAGGTAAGCAATGACCTTAGTCACATCATTCATCGAGTCAATAAAGATTCCAGTCGCATCCCTAACTGACGATGCAGCCATGTTAATACCGGTCATTCCACCACCAACAGCTCCGCCTGTTGCGCCGGGAGTTGTGCCAGTAATGTTTTGAATCTTCTCTTCGGCCTTAGTTTCTACTTGTCCGAGCTTCTTGAGGAACTCTGTAACAACCTTGTCAAGTCCCCCCAAATCACCCTTCATAGACTCGATGTTCTCTTGGAAGGCTTCGCGGATTTTCTTGACGGCCTCAATTAGAGCCATGTTTGCGTCAATCACTTCCTGATTGAAGTCAAGTTGTAGTTCCTTGAGTGCTTCAGTCAGGTCAAGCTGTGTTTGAACATAGAGGTTCTTTAGTTCCCTTGTTGCCAAGCCTTGCTTGTTATAAATCTCGCGAGCAAGCGAGTCCATGCCAGTCTCGGCTGTTGACTCAAGTGCTAGGAATAGTCTTTGCAGTTCTGCCTGCGTCTGCGGTGTGGATTCAAGGATTGCCGAAGCCAGTTCGTTGCCTGTGTCAGTTCCAGCCTGAACAACTTGCTCAATAAAGGTCTGCGAGAATCCCGCAGCGTTGAGCTTGCCTGCCTTCTCAAGTAGAGACTGGGACTTTGCAAGTCTTGTCGTTAGACCCTGCACCAAATTAGCAACGGACTTGGTTTCCTCAACCTCAAAAATGTCGGCTAGCGAAATCCTGACTACTGATTCAAAAGCAGTTCTAAGCCTGTCTTGTGACTGTTGAACTATTCCTGCAAGCTTGTTAGCAAAATCGGTTTCAGTTTTTATTACAGCTTCGGCATAACGCTTTTGAGATGCTGCAATTGTCTTGTTGTATTGCTCTTGCGCTCTAGCAAGGTCTTTCTGAGAATCCTTGATAAATTTTTGCACACGCTCAAAAGCGGTTGGCCCTGTGCCACCGCCGCCTCCGCCACCGCCATCTAAATTCGGCTTAAAGGCTGCAACAAACCCCATGTCAATGTTGCGGAATCTGTTTAGCTCGCCAGCGGTATCGCCAATTTGTTTTCTTAGATTATTGAGTTTGAGATTGTCTAAGGCTTTGATATGTCCAGCGGCGGTGCTTCCTTGAGTGCCTAAATTGGTAACAGCTCCAGTCGTTCCCTCGACTGACTCCATAAATTCGATGGTGTCTGTTGTTAGGAATCGGAAGTAAGTTCCAAGGTCACCACGCTTCAATGCCTCAATTGCTACTCCTGCACCCTGAATAAAGGCAACAAAAGAAGCACCAGTTGTTACTAAGAACTCAATGATTCTGACTAGATTTGATAGAAGGTCCGAGAAACCCTTTGCGTCCTTTTGCCCATTTGTAATAGCTGAGAAAAGAAGGTCGAACGAACGCTTCAGGTCACCTAATGCTCTATTTAGGTTTGTTCCGCTTGTTCTTGCCTCTGCAAAAACCTCACCAATAAATTCCAGAACACCAGCGACAGCCGGCCCAATCTTCTCACCCAAGTCTTTGAATATCGGCAACAGGTCATCTACAACAACACCAACCAAAGCCTCAAAAGCTGGAAGCATGGCTGTTCCGATTTCAGCCTGAATGTCTGTGAAGGTTGCCTTGAGGATTCTCTGTCTGTTAGCCAACGAGTCAGAGGTGTTTGCAAAGTCACCAGCGGTTTTAGCTGTTGACTCTAAGAGCAACCCATAGCGAGCCTGAACCTTCTCCTGCTCGGTCATTGTCTCGCCGACCTTGATTAGTCCAGTTCTTAGCGCATAGGCTTTGACCTCGGATTCAAGAAGATTTATACCGAATCTCTTTAGCGGCTCTGCCTCACCCGAAAGACCAGACTGGAATACCTGCAAAGCCTCGGCAACCTCAATGTTGAATACCGATGCAAAGTCAGCGGCGCGAGTTGTAATGTCTCCAATGAATCCAGCAACATCGCCACCTTCGCCAACAATTCTTTCGGCAAAGGCTGAGAACCTAACAGCAGCTTGGTTGAACTCTGTGCGAGCCAGACCTAATGACTGAGCAGCGTTCTCACCAATCTTTAGGACTTCATCTGCCGACTTACCAAAAGCAACATTTACAGCGTTTGTAGATTCTTGCAGACTCGAAGCAGCCTTGATTGAGTCAGCCGAGAGCTTGGCAATTGCCGCTCCAGCTGCGACAGTTGCAACACCAATAGCTTTGAAGGCTGTGGTAATTCCGTCACTAATCCCTTGAAAGGACTTCTGTGCGTTCTTTATTCCCTTGTCATCCCAGACGGATTTGAGGACTACGCGAACTTGTGACATTAGTTATCTCCAAATGCTTTGTTGAAATACTTTTGCAAAACCTTGTCTATCTCTCTAGCAACATCGTCAATCTGCTTCTCTAGTGCAGGCCATCCAAAACGCGAAGCCTTGCCATATCTACTCGTCAACTCTTGAATCATTGCTCGACCCTGACCATTGACTGCGTGTCTGCGCTTTACGATTTCACCATTGCGTTTTCTATAAACATATTCTCTTGACCTTGTTCCCATGTTGCCGTTGGACTTCCTACCAGCCATGTCAGCCATAGAAACGGCAGGGCTGTTAATAATGACCTTGGCAATCGGCGTGGTCAGACTGCGACCCGATGCTTTAATTGCGCTTGAAATAGTCAAAGACTTAGGCCCAGTTCCCTTGCCCTTTAGCGACAATCCTTGCTTGCCAGTTCCTTGCCAGTTAAGTCTGCCCTCGTTTATTACATAGCTCTGAAGACCAGTCAGCTTGCTTGTCCTAGAAATGACAAAGCCCATTCCCGAAAGCGGTGGCTGATTAGGAATGTTGAGCTTAATCTGGTCAGCGACAGGCTTAGCAATTCTGTTTATTTCTTTTCTAAATTCCTTGACCCCATTGGGTTCGATGTCTTTGAGCTTTCTCAACATGGCTTTTACATCAGCCGAGTTCAGCTCAAGAATTGGATTCAACATCAGACACCTCTGGTCAATTCTACCTAATAGAAAACCGACCCCGAAGGGTCGGTCTCTACTTCTTATTCATCTCTTGCGCCCGCCAGACTAGGTATCTGCCCATTGTCCATAGCAATCGCTCGTCAAGTTCTAGTAAATCTTTTGGGTTTACTTTGAACTCATAGGCGATGTTTACTAAATACCAATGAGCGGAAGCGTCACCTAGCCCTTGGATGCTTTTGGGTCAACCGCTCCGATTGAAGCAACAGTCTCCACCCAAGCGTCAAACTCGGCTGTGACTTGCTTCTCTCTTTTTAGAGCAACCCAAGCAAGCCAGAGCAGGTGAGTAACTTTCATCTCCTGCCCTAGCTTGGCGATGCTGATTGAATACTCAGACTCAAACTTCACCATGTCAGCCATGATGACCTTGATGTCTTTTTGAGTTCCGTCAAGAAACTCAACCTCAAGTTGCATACGCATTTGGCTTATCCTTTCTTATTTAGTTATTTATGCAGATGTGCCGCGAGTAACTGCACCGGTAATTGTCCAAGTTAGGTTCTGAACGGCTAGGTCTCCAACAGCACCCGAAACAGGCGAAGTGTTGTCAATCAGGGCGGTGAACTCATACTTAGGGGTGTTCGTTCCAGCTGGAGTTCCAGCAGGGAAGATGGTTACAGTTGCGATTGTGTTGAACAGGTTGTAAAGGATTCCGTCCAACGCGGTTGATGCGTAGTCGTTGTGCATTGACAGAGTGACTGAGCCGCTCTTTAGACCGCCCTTGTAGGTTCTCCAGCCGGAGTCTCCAAAAGAGGTGGTCTCGATTGCGTCAGCAGTCGTTGTCAGCTCAACAGAGTTGACATTCTGAGAAATTGCAGTTCCATTGAGCTGGACTACAACATCGGTCAAGACTTGCTTTGCCATTTATTTATCTCCTATTAGTTAGCTAGCTAAAACACGAACATTGAACTCGGCTGCGAGATAAGTGATGTCTGAAATCACAACAGAGCCATAGTTCGTCATTTCGGTCACTATGCAGTCAAAGGCCTTTCCGCCTAGTGTCCTATCCGATTCTACCGCAAGCGAAACGGATGATTCTCCGGTGCTTGAGCAGTAGGCATCGAGATTTCTTTGGGCAGTTCTTTCATCTACCCTGCCAACAACTACTTGGACGGCGAAGTTGTATTCAGTCATTCCACGCTTGAAGTCTTGGTGGTATTGCACCCTAGAGAGCTGAACAATTCCAATCGGCGGATTTGGATTGTCAGGAATTACGGCAGCGGTTCTAAGTCCGGGGATTGTTGCGAGATTGGCAGCTAGCCCATCTCTGAGTTCGCTAATTGAAGCCACTATGCCATCGCAATCTTGCGGTAGGGGTCAACAAGGTGCTGAACATCTGGGTCAAGTCTGAAGCCAACTCTCATCGAGCCAAGCTCGCCAGAGATAATTCCCAGAGGCGAGTCAAGTCGCTTGAAGATTCTTGACGCAAGAATGACAGTTGCCTGAGTGATTGCAATTGGAACTGCTGACCATCCCCAAGTGCCGACTAGCTCAACTGTTGCTTCGCCGTTTCGGTATGGGAACAGGTAATCCTCAACTGCCCGAATCTGAGTGTAGGAAGTTACAATTCCGCCAGCTCGACCATTGAGCGGTTCTGCCTGCCAGTCTTTAGCTTCCCAAGTTGTGTCATAAGTCTCGCCGTCTTCTGATGTCTTGACACGAGTCAGGGTGATGAAATCCTCGGTTGGGCAGACATAGTTGTCAAGCGGTGCGAAAACCTTTGTCGCTGTTCCAGCGTTGTAGAAATAGCGTTCGGTGTAAGAGTCAATCTGGCGTGAGGCTGATTCAATCGCCATCTCTAGTAATGGGTCATCTATCCCATCGGCTATGCCAAGAGCCGCCTTGATTTGAGTAAGAGTTGCGTAGCCATTGGATATTGCCATAGATTCCTCCAGCATCTATTCTACCGACATTGTTCTGACCATCTCCGAAATCATCGGCCCTCTGAGGTAACGGCTGTTGCGCCAGAGTAGTCGGTTGGTGTAGCTGAATTTTGTAGCAAGTCTGCGGTCAATCATGTTGGTTATGGTTGGTATCACTTCGATATCATCTCTGCCCAGTCGCTTGGCAATCATCTTCACTAGGTCGTATTTAGAAACCCAGTCATCGGGGACTAGGTGCTGAGTTCCAGCCAATAGGTAATTCTGTTTGATTATCCCTGCGACCACCCTTGCAAACGCCTCGGTTGTCACGCCGTTCCAGTAGTGATTGACAAAGCCGTTTATTCTTGCACCTTCAGGTTGGTTCTTCACCCAGTCGAATAGCGAGCCTGTGCCGTTCGCTCCGATTATTGAGCAACGCAGATTGAGCCAGTTAGCTGCCGAGACCTCGCCACGCTTCTTACTCACGCCGTAGGGGTCGGTTGCGTCTCGCTCGGATTCCTCGGTATAGAAACCTTTGTCACCTGCAAACACGCAGTCAGTTGCAATCTGGATGAAGTAAAGGTCTTTGCGAGTTGCGAGCAGGTGCGGAAAATCGCCGTTTATCTTTTCCAGCTTTTCAGCTGTCGGCTTCTTCTGTGGGATTACGCCGATGCAGTTAATAACAACATCGCCCTCGGTCAGCATGAATTGGTCGATTGAGTCAGGTGCTTCATAGTCCGAGCGTGAGGGTGCAATCAGGTCAAAAGAAGAAAGCTCTTTGACCATCGCCGAGCCAAGCATTCCCTCAGCTCCCAAGATGAGAACCTTCACCGAAGCGACCTAGCAAGTTGTCTAATCTGCTCCATGCCCTCGGCTCTGTCATCAGGCCCAAGCAATGCCCCAGAGGTTGTCATGCGGTCATACCCCCTGTCAAAAACTATCCTCATGGTAGGGGTGTTATAAGGCTTTACCAGACCAGTTTTCCTCATGTGTAGCGCGAGACCCCAGTCGGCGAATCTTATGCCCTCAGGGAAGCCTCCAGAGGCTTGCCAGAGGTGTCTGGTCATGGGGTTAGCACCGCCTAATTCAAACTCATAATCAAGGGTCTCTGGCATCCACTTAGTCTGCTGCACCGAGTCCGACCCTTTGGTTCTAAGCCAGTCGCAAACTAGGTTGCATCCCGCCGCCTCTGCCTCTGGTATTGAGTTCAAGGCTTTAGGCAGAAAGTAGTCGTCAACATTACAAATAGCTATCCACTTGCCAACGCATAGATAGATTGCTTTGTTCCAATACTCGGCATAGCTGTTTAGGTTTTCTTTTATTACCCTGACAACACCCTCGTTGGGAACGCTAGCCTTGACCGCTTCCCAGTTCTTCTCATCGGTGACAATGTTTATCTCGAAAGGCTTGGTCTCAAGCGATTGCACTCCCGCCCACCATTGAGGCAGGAATTGAGAATAACCATCTCCCCAAATTGCTAGGGGCAGAGAGATTAGACCAGAGTCTTCAGGAATGGTAACCAAGAGTGATTCCAGACTTTCACATCGTCAAACTGCTGAGCAAACTTGCGTGATGTTTCTGAGTAGCGACCTTCTGCCTTGGTGACTTCATAAGCGTTCTCTAGCTGCTCGGTAATTGACGCAATGTATGGCATCTTCCACCATGCAATCTGCGCCTCATCCCAGAACAGTTGCCCTTTTACCTTGAATCCATCTTCTGCAACCAAGTGACTTGGCCCGGTCCAGTCGGATGCGATGACTCTTGTGCCACAGGCTTGAGCTTCGATGATTGGGATTTCAAACCCACCACCAAGAGAGACCTGCAAGACAACATCAGCAGCCGAGTAGAAGCCGGCCAAGTCTTTAGGGTCAACGCCCAAGCGGTAGTCAATGGGGTCAGGGAAAATAACAGAACTCATGTCTAGCCCGCAAGCCTCAGCCAGTCGGGGAAGGTGAAAGCCACCATAAACACCCTTTGGTTCGGTGTGAATGTAAAGGTAAGCATTTGGAACTTTCTGACGGAAAACTGCAAAGCCCATTAGTGCCTCAGCGAAAGCCTTGCGGTGGATTGACTTGTTCGCTTTGTTAGCGGCATTCATGACCACTAAGAAGTCATCGTCTTTGAGTCCAAGAAATTCTCTAGCGTCTTGCTTGCCAATCTTTTCTGTGCGCTTGAATGTATTGACTGTATCTACTGAGTGCGGAATGTAGATTCCGTCAAGCCCAACATCCTTCAGTTGCTCTAGTCCAAAAGGTGACATGGCAATTGGAGTTACATTGTCTTTGTCTAGCCAACGCTTGACCGCAGGTGGCATTGAGATATGGTCGAGCGGAACCCAACTAAGAATGTTCGGGAAATCATCGGTAGGCCACATCTCAGGCTTAAGCACCCAGACATCGCAAAGAGTCAGGATGTAATCTTTCCAATCCTGTTTCATCATCTGCATCTTGTGACCGACTGCAAGTGCATCTTGCGACATTGGCTCATAGCCTCTTGCGTAGTGTGGTATTTCTCCGTAAGGGGTTTTATGCGTTGAGTTGTTTCCCTCTAGTCCATAGTTTGAAACATGGCCCACATTCGCCCCATGCTTTTTGAGATTGTCAATCAGATAACCAATCTGCATTCCGTAACCTGTCGGCTGGTATGGCGAATTGGAGAAGGTTGTAACTGTTAGGTCTAACTGCTCGGCTTTCATAAATTCCTTTCTCCCCCCACAATAGCAAAATCCCCCGACTTTATGCCGGGGGACTTGCCTAGATTTCTAAGGTTGACTATGCAGCCGAACCCTTGAATACCTTGAAGTGCTCTTGGTGTGACAGGTCTCCGTCAACGCGAATCATGAAACGGAAGACACTCAAGTCGTTACCGAACTTGAAGTCATCGCTTCTGTCAACGCGTAGTCCGCCTGCAAGACGAATCTTGTAGGAAGGTAGGTAACCGAATCCAAGAGATGCAGCAGCAGAGCCAACAGCTGCAACAGCTGGGTTCTCGAATACTGGGTATCCAAGAAGTCTGTCAGCGGTTGCGCCGTTTAGACCAGGCTCAAACAGGTAGTAGCCGTCTGTGGTCTTTAGCTTGCGAGCATTGCGGATTGCGGTTGGGGACATGAGCCATCCAGTTCCCTGTAGTCTGCGAACTGCGCCATCTACAGAGTAGGTGAGGTCAATGAGCTGGTCAGCGGTAAACAGACCACCTGCGATAGTTCCGGAAACTCCAGTTCCAGCAGCAGTCATGATTCCGTTTGGCTTGTCGCTTCCGTCACCGGTGGTTAGAGCAGCGTTAACTGCGTAACCAATTGAGTTACCAGCAGCGCGAGCTAGAACCTCAGCAAGGTCTATGCCGCTATCGGATAGAAGTTCTGAACTTACCGGCACGAGAAATGCGTACTTATAAGCTCCGAGAGTGATTGAGCTAAAGGTTGGCTCTGACTCGTCAATGGTTGCACCTGCGGTCTCAAGAACAGCAGTTGCGTAGTTGGTCAGAACTGGAATCTTCAGGTCTTCGCCACCGGCAGTCTCGAAACGCTCTCCGAGGTCGAGCATTGGGCCGACTTCGCGAGCTAGGTCATAGACGCGGTTAACGAAGGACTGTGGGACAACGCCAGAAGCGTTTGATGGGGTCATTGTTCCGCGAGTCTCGAACTGGTGAGAACGAATCTCTCCCTTTACAAGCGAGCGAACATAGTCGTAATCTGATTTTGCAACTTCGGAAACCCTAAAGCCATCAGCAGCAGCTACGGCCTTAGCCTCGCGCTCCTCGACCTTACGGATTGTCTCAATTGCAGCTGCGCGCTCGTCAAGTTCTGCGTTGATGCGGTCGAACTTGCTCTGCTCTTCAGCAGACAAGTCGCGCTTCTCAGCAGCAGCAGAGTCAAGAAGTGCCTTAGCTTCTTCCCATGCCTTTGCGCGAGCCTCAGCCTGTGCCTTAATAAAAGACTGTGACATTTGGTATTTCTCCTATTAGTTAGTGAATATCAGCCGCGCTTACGCAGAACTGAAAACTGGCGGTGCTTACACTCAGCCATAAGTTAATTCTACAGGGTAGGGGAAACCTCACAGGTAGAAAGGATAAGACCCTGTGAGGCGGAACTCGACAAGCAACAATCGCTGAAGGGGGTTAGCGAATTTCAGTTGGCTTGGTTATCCGAGTTTCCCTTGTGGCAGCACTCGCCGTTGGGCCGCCGTTGTTATCGCGCTCAGTTGGCGCGACATCTGGATTGTCTAGTTTGAAGATTGCGTCTGCCCACTTGTCAGCTAGAGAGTAAATCTCTCCGACCGATGGGTCTCCTGCGATTTCGAGAATCGTCTTTTTGATTTGTTCTTTGCTTGCCATTAGTTTCTCTTTAGTAGTAGGTCAAGTTGCTTACGCTTTAGTTCGAGCAGGTTGGCTTCTTCCTCGGAAGTTTCTTCTTCTACCTTGACCTGAGTCGGAGTCAGGGAATTGACAACAGTCTTGATTAGCTCTGCCTCGTTCTCCGAAAGGTCTGCGCCTTCTTCCAGCTTTAGAACTGCATCAGCTAGCTCGTCAGCGTCAACCTGTGCGCGAGTAGCTGCCTTGTCTAGTGAGCGAACCATTGCTTCGGTTGCGGCATATGCTGGGAAAGCCACAATGCTTGTCTCAAATAATCTGACCGACTTCAGAGTTCTCTCGGTCATTTCGTTGTTCCATGAATCCTTGATTACAGAGAATCCAAATGACATCTTGTTGAGGTCTCCTCTGCGGAGAAGTTCTGCCATGTCTCTGCCGTCAGTTGTGTTTGGCAGGCTTGCTTCTACCCTGAGTCCAATCTCGTCTTCATAAAGTTTCATTGTGCCTGAGCGAGTGGATGCAAGAACTCGACCGGTGTCGTGATTGACTAACAGCTTGACATCGTTGCGAGAGCGTAGCGAGCGGCGGAATGCTCCAGCTTCAATGGTCTCGACAAAGCCACCCAAGTCTTCTGATGGGGAGTTGAACTTTGCGGCGTAACCAACAAAAGTCATGCCATCGCCTTCGGCTCTTAGCTCAAAGTCAGCGTCAAAGTTTCTGGTCTCTTGCTTCATGTTTGCTCTCTCTTGTTCGGCTTCTAGTCTAGTCACTACACCTTCGGCATAGGCTTGTGCGCGTCTTGCAGAACGCTTAGTTGTTCCGCCACCCCATAGTGCCATTGCAACAACTCCGGGTGATGGGAAGTTTTCTGAGTTTGGGTTTGCGTCAGGTGAATCAAGGTCTCCAATGTGACGAGCAATCCAAGCTGCGATGCGAACCCACTTGTCGGCGGAGACATTGCCCTCAGCCATTGCTCTAGCTTCTCTGATTGTGCGGTCAACTAATCCATCTCCGCCAAGCCCTTCCGAATACCATTGCAAACCTCTGCGAGCAGATGCTCTCATGTAGGCAGGTGCAGTTAGGTCAACCTGACGAACCTCGTCATCGTCTTCGTCATCTTCATCCATTGGCTCTGGAAGCGGGTCAATCTTTGTCAGGGTTGAGAACTTGTGTGCAACATAAACATCGGTGTCATCCCAACCGCCTTCTACCCTTTGGTAAACCTGAATCAAAGCAGCAGGGTCATCGGGAGTGCCTGTGATTGTGAATGACGAGTCGGGGACATTTATTGTTCCGTCTCGTTCAATCTGGACAATCTCGCCTCTGGCTCGACCTCCTGATGTATTCCAAGAAACATAATCGCCAACTTCTAGCTCAGTTGGTCTGGCTCTTTCACCGCCGGGTTCCATGTCTTCGGCAATTGAGACAG